CGCTCTATACGCTGGTGGTGCTAACACAACTAGCTCAACCTATGCAAACGGTTCCGCTCAAGTATGGTCTGACTGGGTAAATCTTGAAACATACGTTGCAAGCCAGAACGTAAGTGGTGGTCGCCTTGGTTATTTAACGAACGCAAAAGTTCGTGGTCAAGCAAAGCAAACCTTAAAGGGTCTAAAGACCATTGGTTCCACAACTGCAACTGACTCACGCATGATCTGGGATGATGGTGATGAAGTTAATGCTTATCCAGCATTCGTCACTAACTCAGTATATTCGACTGGTACAAAAGGAACAGGCACAGGTCTTTCCTCACTCATCCACGGTCGTTTCGACGATGGTTATGTCGGTATGTGGGCAGGATTAAGTTTAGAACTCTTACGCGATGGAACACTCGCTACTCAGGGCTTCTACCGCTTAGTCGGCGCTCTCTACTTCGACTTTGGCATTGTTCGCCCAGTGTCATTTGCAGCTATTCAGGACATCAGCGCCTAATAGTTAGCAACTAAATACAATCCCACTCTTGGTAGGGTATGCCAAGGGTGGGAACACTTTCCTTCCCATGATTATTAAAATTACACGCTCTTGTCGGGGACGCTCTCGCTCATTTGATGAAAATCAAATCGTTGATCTGCCAGAAAACGAAGCGGTCGAACTTATTATGGCTGAGGCAGCTTATGCCACAGACCTTCCTGTTGAAACAACTACCGCAGCACCAGCAATGGTGAACACGGAGTCTCCAATTGCTAAAGCGCTAAAGATTAGCCGTCGCAAGTAATGCCATACGTCCTTACAACACCTCCTAGTTCTGAGCCGGTATCGTTAGCCGATGCTCGTGACTATATGCGCATCGAGAACTCTGATGAAGATACAGTAATCAGTGGACTCGTTACGGCTGCTAGGGTGTTTGTGGAAAATTACACAGGACGTAATCTGGTAAACACGCAATGGACGCTGGTAATGCCACAGTTTATACCAGATGACATTCCTAATTTGCCAAATCTTCAGAATCTTTACTCGATTTATCTTCCTGCTGCTTACAACAACGTTGTTTTCCTCAATTATCAGGACTTAAAAAAGTATTCTAAATCGGTACGCGAGGTGTTGATTGCTAAAAATCCACTCGTTTCTGTTGATTCAATTACTTACTACGATACAAATAACACGCTTCAAACGTGGTCGGTAGGATCTCCAGCGCAGTATTATTTGGATACCGCAAGCACGATTGCTCGCATTGTCTTAGATCCTAACGCTAGTTTTCCTGATACTTATCAGCGTCCAGATGCAATTAGCATCAAATTTACGGCAGGATATGGCTCTGCGCTTCCTGCTCCATTACTTTTAGCGATTAAGCAACTTGCTGCGTTCTTCTACGAATCAGATCAGGCACGTTCTGCCTCTGAAATTCGCGGATCAAGTAGCGATGAACTGCTTAATCATCTTCCTGCGGTCAAAGCGATCTTAGATCAGTACCGCACAACATTCTTAGCTTACCCNGGAACGATGGCGTAACCGTAACGATGTATAAAACTTTATACATAGATACTTNTAGCGGTAACGTCGCAACAANTGCAACGGCATTGGATTATTATCCACCGATTGAGATGTATTTGCGCGATGTAAGCCAGGTTGGAATCTNATTTACTTACAATGCAGCACCAATCACCTCGAGTGTTTTGGCTAACGGCAGTAAATTGAATGTTGGAATTAAGACCGCATCAATTACTTCGTCCGTTTTAGCTTACGCAAATACATACACGTTAAGCGGTGATGGCAAAACGGCATTGGTAAATCTTAATTTAGATACTCCTGCGCTCGTAACTTACTTTAAAAATAACGTTCCACCATCACAACAGAAAGAAACATTCTGGTTTGAAGTGGAAGTGTCTGCTTCTGACAACTCGTTTCGCAAAACGTATTGCCAGTCAGAAGTTGTAATTCACAAAGACGTAAATTCAACAGGAGCATCGGTGTAAAATGTACAATTCACTTTACATCGACATTGCAACAGGAGACATAGCATCAACCGCAGGAGATGCTGATGTTTATCAACCACTTCAAATGTACTTGCGCGATGTCTTACCGATTTCGCTGCAATTNCTTTCAAATGGATCTCCTGTAACTTCNACAGTNTTAGCNAATAATAGCATTTTGCGGTTAGGAATTAAAACCGCATCGATGACATCAACGCTACTAGCTGCGTCATCGACCTATACTTTAAGCACCGATGGAACGGCTGCTTTAGTTACACTAAACCTCAACACCACGGATTTAGTTAATTATTTTACATCTAACGTTTCACCTACCGCAAGACAGGCATCGTTCTGGTTTGAGGTTGAGGTAAGCGCTTCAGATGAATCAACGCGTCAGACCTATTGCCAAACAAAGGTCACGATCATCAAGGACATCAATGCTCCTACGGATCTGCCTCCAACTCCTGCAACAACTGACACGCACGTTTTAAAAGGAGCTTTGTTTGATTCAAACGGCAATGCGTTTTGTCCGAACTTTCTTAACTTTCGTTCAGATATTACAGGACCATCAGGCGGTGGCTCAAATTTGGATGCAGTACCTACTGCAAGCGCTACTAAGCCAATGGTTTTTATTACTTTTTACGGCAATCAGTTACGGCCTTGGATACTGACTGCTTCAAGTGGAACTCCAGTCACAGGAACAGGAATAGTTGTTCCGCTCGATTGGAATTCCTTAACGAACAACGTCCAGTGGACCGAACTCGCTTTCTCCTGATGAAAAACCTTTTCGGATCAATTATTGCATTTTTAGGTTTGGTTACTTTAGCGGTAGCTCAACCAACGCCTAGCTTTAGCGTTACGGCTAACTCAAGCGGAACTGTAGTTGCTCCAAGCAACTTTATTGCTGCTAACAATATCGTTGTTACGACAAACAATTATGCCAATCCATCGTGGTTGACTTCATTATCTTGGTCGAAAGTTACATCAACTCCGACAAATCTAGCCGGTTACGGCATTACAGATCCGGTGGTTCTTACTACCGGATCTTATGTCAACCCTTCTTGGATTGCATCGCTTTCATGGAGTAAGATTTATGGCACTCCAACCACCGCATCTGCTTACGGAATTACAAACGGTGCAGTATTGGATAGCATTGGCGCTGCGCCACAAACAGGTTCTGGTAGCTTGGTATTTAGCAACTCGCCAGCTTTAGTAACGCCTAACATCGGATCAGCTACTGCAACGAGCGTAAATGGTCTAAAGATTACTAGCACAACTGGCACAATTACTTTGGCTGGTGGTAAAACTTTAACCACAAACAACACACTTACTTTATCCGCAACAGATAATGCTTTGCTAAACATTGGAAACGGTGGAACGCTTGGATCTGCTGCTTATACGGCTGCATCTGCTTACGATGTATCTGGTGCTGCCTCAGCAGTATCAGCCAACTCTCTGCAAAAGGCATCAAATCTTTCTGACTTAACATCAGCATCAACTGCTAGAACCAATTTAGGCGTTACTGCTACTGGATCTGACACCACATACGCTTATAGAGCAAATAACTTGTCGGATTTGACTTCAGCAGCAACTGCTAGGTCAAATCTTGGACTTGGAACGGCAGCAACGACTAACTCAACGGCATACGATGCTGCTGGTGCAGCTTCAACCGCTCAGGCTTACGCAATTCAACGTGCAAATCACACAGGAACGCAGCCAGCCTCAACAATAACTGGTTTAGCTACATCAGCCACAACAGATACAACCAATGCGTCAAATATTACATCAGGAACGTTGCCTAATGCTCGTTTGTCGAGCGTTCCTAATAGCGCACTAGCTAATTCCTCAGTAACCNTAACGGCTGGATCTGGTTTGTCTGGCGGTGGAATAGTTAGCCTTGGTGGAACGGTTAGCATTTCGGCAAATGTAACGTCTGTTGCTGGCAGAACTGGATCTGTGACGCTAAGTTCTGGCGATATTAGCGGATTAGCTGCATCGGCTACAACAGACACGACCAACGCAAGCAACATTACTAGTGGCACATTGCCAAACGCACGCCTTTCAAGCGTTCCAAATTCTGCTTTAGCCAACTCCACAATAACGATTGCTGGCAATTCTACGGCCTTGGGAGGCTCTGTTTCTCAAGATAGTATTACTGGCTTATCTAGCACTGGAATCGTCAAAAGAACGGCAGCAAATACGCTTACAACGGCAACGGCTGACACGGATTACACAACTCCAAGTGGTACTGAAACGCTTACAAACAAAACCATTTCTGGTGCTTCAAACACGCTTTCTAACATCGGCAATTCATCGCTTACCAATTCATCGGTTAGCGTAGTAGCTGGATCTGGATTAAGCGGTGGTGGTAGCGTTTCACTTGGTGGATCTACTACCTTAACCGCTAACGTTACATCTGTTGCTGGTCGCACAGGCGCAGTAACTATTTCATCAAGCGATGTTTCTGGTTTGGCTGCTAGTGCAACCACAGATACCACAAACGCATCGAACATTACAAGCGGTACGCTTCCTAATACTCGCTTATCGTCAGTTCCTAATACGGCACTTGCAAATAGCTCAATTAACGTAATTGCAGGTAGCGGATTAAGTGGCGGTGGTAATACAAGTTTAGGTTCATCAGTTACATTAGCTGCAAACGTCACAAGCGTTGCAGGAAGAACTGGAACGGTTACGATTTCATCAAGCGATGTAAGTGGTTTAGCTGCGTCTGCTACTACTGACACAACTAATGCTACAAATATTACTAGCGGTACATTACCAAATGCTAGACTTTCATCTATTCCAAACAGTGCGCTTGCAAATAGTTCAATTACGTTTGGATCAACATCTCAAACGCTTGGATCAACAGTAAGCGCAATCAATGGCGTATCAATTGGTGCAACTACTGCATCCACAGGTGCATTTACTTCATTAACGGCTACAGGCACAACTACGTTAAATACAAGTTTAACAGGTTCATTACAGGCTACTTCTGGTGTAGTTTCAGCTATTAGCAATACAGGTACAGGTAACAATGTATTAGCAACTAGCCCTGTTTTAGTAACACCTAATTTAGGAGTTCCTAGTTATATTA